TAAAAAGTTCTCGGATTTACTTGAAGAGATCTATAATAACCAAAAGCGCCGCGAAGCACAAGTAACCGCGCTTATATCCGAATTAAAACCAATGGTTTCTGACATTGGTGATGCTACACTTATTGTACCCCTTATTAAAGAATACATGGAAATTGGTGTTAAAAATGATGATGCATTAATTAAAATGGCTACGTTGGTTCAACGTGCTTTAAATTCTTCAACTGATGAAGGTGGTTTAGGTATTAGTGATGAGGAAAAAGCTCAATTACTTGAGGAAATGGAAAAACTTCAAAATAAAAAATAATGGCTTTTGGTGGTAATGTAGATAAATTAACTAACTCCCAACTACAGGATTTAGTATCAAGAGGACTAACCCAGTTTATACCCATTAGAGTAACCTCAGTTGACCAATCTGATAGTTTATCTAATGGTAGTATAGTAGGAGAAATTCTTACCCCTCAAGCTACACCTAAATTTCAACTACAAGTAACTGCTTCCCCTTTATTTCCTAATATTACTTATGTTCCTTTAGTTAATGAAGTAGTATTTTGTATTTCTTCACCTGCAGGAAATTATAGTGATAATACATCTACAGTTAAGTATTATTATATTAGCCCTTTAAATATTTGGAATAATACTAATACTAATCCTACTCCCAACCCTTATCAAAATCTAAAACCAGATTCTCAAAATAAAAGTATTGCTGAAGTAGAAGCAGGTTCATCTAATAAATCTAACCAACAAGATAACAACCAGTTCAAACCTGGGACTTATTTTAAAGAAAAATCAAATATATTCCCTTTATATCCTTATGAGGGTGATATAATTTATGAAGGGAGATGGGGTCAAAGTATTAGATTTGGTAGTACAAATATTAGAACTACTGGTGGAAATAAAACAGTTAACAGAAGTAATGCTTTTGGAGCTAATGAAACTTTTATTTTAGGTAACACTACTCCTACAACTTTAATCAATCAACTATCAGTAGCATCTGCAAGAGTAAAACAATTTTCAAATAAATACGATAATGTTACAGTCACCACTTCAATTAATGCTAGTGAATCTCAAGTAACAAATCCTAATAACATTCCTCCTGGAGGATTAGCCCAACAAAGATTAGATAATACTTTATCTGTTCTTTCTTCTTTCCCCCTATTAAATAAAGATATTCGTAGTAATACCTCAATAGGTTCTACTCCTTATACTCCTGGAGTAGATAATCCTAATGACCTAAAATACACTAGTGAACAATCTGTAACTATAAATGTAAGTGTTAGAGGAACAGAAACTATAAACGAACCTGAGAATGAAATCCCATTAAATGTATGGTCTACAACAGGTAGTGCAGGTGATCCTTTATTAATCTTTAGAAATGGTCAAAACCCAGAATTATCAAGTCCGGCACAATCAACTACAATTGAAGATGTTAATAAAGATTTATCTTCTTTATATTTAACATCTACACAAAAAGTTCCAATTGAAGTATCATCTCAAAACGATTATCTATCATATGGGACTAATAAACCTGAAGACCCCAAAGAATATGCTGGGGCTCAAGTTATATTAAATTCGGGTAGACTTGTATTTAATACAACCCAAAACCATATATTACTATCCTCAGCTAAATCTATTAACTTAAATGCGGTTGGAGGTATATACACTGATACTACAGGTGATACAGTATTCCAATCTAATAAGGTATATTTAGGGGGAACTCAAAATGCCCAACCTGTTGTGTTAGGAGACGAATTAGTTTCTTTATTAACTGATGTTTTAAATGATTTAAGTAATTTAACAAATTCACTTCAAAATCAAATTGGAGTCCCTGTTGGATCTCCTATAGCACCTACTAATTTAATAGCTCAAACTATTAACTTTAAAATTAATGGGTATAAACAAAGATTAAAAAATTCATTATCTAACACAACTTCTACAGTATAATGGCCCTTACTCCTCAACAAATAGAAGAAACTAGAGCTCAAGAAGCTAAAAAGAGAGAATTACTTAGAGGTAAGTTAAATCTTTCATCTTTTGATACTAATAAATTAAAAAATTCTATTCCTAAAAATTTAGTAGCTACTGGTAAGCAAAAACTATCATCTTTATTTTTGGCCCAAGGGGGTAAAATTCTACAACGAGTTATCCCTTCACTTACAGATATAATTGATAAATTTGGTATTAACGATTTAATTAATCAAGATGGTACTGTTAATACTGAAGCTTTAAAACAACAATATTGCCCTACTAAACCCGAATTAGATAAATTAATTTTACAAAGAAATAATTTAGTTGATTATTTAAATGGTATAGGTACTAAATTAGACAACTTATCATTTACAGTAGAATTTGGTGCTGGATTTGGTAATCTCCTTCAAGGGTTAATTACTAGAATTAAACAAGGGCAAACCATAGCAAATATTGCTATGAGTTTTATCCCATTTGCTCTACCTGGAGCTGTTCCCGCTGCTATTAATACTGCTGGGATTGTTGCTGATAAGTTAACTTTTAAGGAAGATGGTACCCCTCGTCTCCCACCTATAACAATTACAGCATCCCAAGTATCCCCAGCTATATCAACAACTCAAGCTACAATATTACAAAGCATTGAATTATTAAAACAAGTAGATTATTTAATTACATTATGTGATCCTAATTCTACTTTAACTGATACATCAAAGTCAATTCAAGATACAGCGGCTAATGAACTATTAGCAAATCAATCCGAAAATCAGTCTACATATAAAGGATTTGTTTTAGAAATTGAAACTAAAAAATACACAGATACTGTAAATCAAAATAGAGCAGTAGGAAAAAATCAATCTGGAATTGTAATGATAGCAACTGAATATTCTTTTGCTTCAAATCCTAATGTATTAATTGATGAACTTAAATTTATTATTGATAGAGACGATTTAAAAGCATATTAAACTAATATTTATAACCATGAAACTAACAGAATTAAGAAAAGTAATTAGAGAAGAAGTGAAAGCTGCTATTCAAGAGGAATTAAAAGACATTCTTCTTGAAGCAGTTAAAACACCTAAATCAACAATTACCGAAACTCAAACTGTAGCTAAACCCGATCCCGAAGCTCAAAAAGCATTTAGACAACAAATGTTATCTCAAATGGCCTCTGGAAATGGTAACATGACGTTAACATCTAATGATACTAATACTTTTGTCCCTACAGGAATGGCAACAGCAGAAGGTTCAGCTTTACCCCCAGGAAATGTAGGTTTAGACCAAATTATGGGAATTATTAATAGTAAGTAATGGCTTATAACGCTAGACAAATACCACCCATTGACTTTAAACCGAGTACAGCGGTTGGTATTTCTCTTCCTTTTAGTAGTCCTGAAGTATTTACTTCAACTTATACTACTGATGATGCTACTAAAAATAATTTAATTAATTGGTTTTTAACTAACAAGGGTGAAAGACCCCTTAACCCTGATTTTGGTGGTAATCTAAGACAGTATATTTTTGAACAAATCGAAAATAATACATTAGATTTTTTAAAAGAAGATATCCAAAATCAATTAGGTACTTATTTTCCTAATATTCAAATTATAAGTTTAGAAGTATTAGGGCAAGAAGATAATAATATTATTAACGTAATATTAAAATATAGAATTATTAATACGGGGGCAACCGATGAATTAAATATAAGCTTTACGTAATGGCTGTAAATAAAGATATAAAATATATTAATAGGGATTTTAATAGTTTAAGACAAAGTTTAGTTAACTTTTCTAAAACCTATTTCCCTAATTCTTACAATGATTTTACTCCATCTTCTCCAGGGATGATGTTTATGGAATTATCTGCATATATAGGTGATGTTTTATCATTCTATCAAGATAACCAATTCCAAGAAACCTTTTTACAATACGCTCGTGAAGCTACAAATTTATATGATTTAGCTTACATGATGGGATATAAACCCAAAGTAACAGCTGCTTCAGAAACTATCATAGATTTTTACCAGCAAATCCCAGCTAAAAGTGATGGTGCAGGTGGTTTTATTCCTGATTATGATTATGCCTTATTAATAGGAGAAAATTCACAAATTAGCTCTATCAGTAATGGTAATACTAAATTTTTAGTAGAAGATCCAATCGATTTTGATACTTCATCTTCCTTAGATCCTACTACAGTTTCAATTTATGAAGAAAGTGGTGGTACTGTAAATTATTTTCTTTTAAAGAAAAGTAGAAAAGCAATTTCTGCAACAATTAATTCTACTACTATAAATGCAGGTTCAACACCTCAAGAATTTTTTACTACTACTATTAGCGGAAATAATATCTTAGGTATTCTAGATATTACAGATGCTGATGGTAATATTTGGTATGAAGTACCTCATTTAGGACAAGAAATGGTATATGATTCTCTTAAGAATACTAACCCAAATGATCCTAATACTTATACTGATGTTAATGTACCTTATCTTCTTAAATTAAAACAAGTTCAACGTAGATTTGCTACTCGTTTTATTAACCCAACTACTCTTCAAATTCAATTTGGAGCTGGTAACACTAATAATGTTGATGAGGAAGTAACTCCTAATGCTGATAATGTTGGTTTAGGTTTACCATTTGAAAAAGATAAACTCACAGCTGCTTACTCACCCCAAAACTTTATTTTTAGTAATACCTATGGTATAGCTCCTACAGGTACTTTAACAGTAAGATACTTAACTGGAGGTGGAGCCTCAGCCAATGTATCCGCAGGTAGTTTAAATACTATAGCTAATAGTACTATATCATTTCAAAATACAGGACTAGTAGAAGCAACTGCTAATACTATATTTAATTCATTAACAGTAGTAAACCCTATAGCGGCTACTGGAGGTGGTGATGGAGACACAAATGAAGAAATTAGACAAAATTCAATTTCCCAATTCTCTACTCAGCTAAGAAACGTAACAGCAGATGACTATTTAGTTAGAGCTCTTTCAATGCCCCCTAGGTATGGTGTTGTATCTAAAGCCTATATTGAAAAAACAAAAATTGAAAATGTAATGGCAGGTGAAATTCCTTCTACATTAGATTTATATGTTTTAAGTCAAAATGCTAGTGGAAATTTATCAACAGCTTCTGCTACATTAAAACAAAATATCCAAACTTATTTATCACAATATAGAGTAATTGGGGATTCGATTAATATTAAAGATGCTTTCTATATTAATATTGGAATAAATTTTGAAATTACTGTTAGACCTAACTATAATAGTAATGACGTTTTAAAATCATGTCTTACCCAATTAAGATCTTACTTTAGTTTAAACAATTGGCAAATTAATGAACCAATCCAGAAAAAAGAAATTTTCTTACTTTTAGATAAGGTTCAAGGTGTTCAAACTGTTAAAAAAGTAGGATTTACAAATAAGGTAGGAGGAAGCTATTCTCAATATGCTTACGATTTAGAAGGTGCTACATTAAATGATGTAATTTATCCTTCATTAGATCCTATGATTTTTGAAGTAAGATTTCCTACAACAGATATTAAAGGAAAAGTAGTAACACTATAATACCATGGCAGTATATAAAATTTTCCCGTATAAAGACACTACTCTATATTCATTCTATCCAAGGATGAATACCGGTATTGATCCCATTAATCAAATTTCAAATTTAAATTTTGCCCTTGATACTTACCCTCAAGTTGCAAGAACTATTTTATCTTTTGATCCTGATGAAATCTCAGATACTATTACTAATATAGTACAGCATTCTTCTAGTTTTGAAACTAGATTAAAATCTTATATAGCAACAGCTCAAGGAATAGTAGAAACATCTTATTTACATGCTTACCCCTTAGCTACTAATACTAACGGGAATGACTGGTGGCAAGGTACAGGTACTTATTTAGATCAACCTATGACAGAA